GCCATTATTGAGCAGGAAAGGGTCACAAATGATTTGACCGACGCAGGCGTTGCACGAAGAAAAGATTTAGAAGCGCAGGCTGCTGGGCTTGGCGACATGGTTAAGCAGCTTCGTGGAACGCTTGACATGATGGAGCAGATCAAGACGGCACAGGCTGCTATCGAGGGCCTTGAGGCCGACATACCTATAAGGGCAAAGGCGTTGTTGCGGGTGGACTCGGACGTGGCTAGAGAGGCGATTGCGAAGATCCAACAAGAGGTTGATCGCTTTGTCGCTCAAGGCGGTCTAATCTCCCACCTTGAACTAGATGTGGACACAAGCTCGCTGATGGCAAGCGAAGCTAAACGGCTGGCTGAAGTAGAGAGCCTCCTGAAGAAGGAAGAGGCCGCGTATCTGTTGATGATGGAGGGTCGTGTTGAGGGGGCAAGCTGGGCCTCTGAGGAAGAAGCAAAACTTCATCCCGGCGCGATCAAGCTGCATGAAGATATGCTGCGCTGGAAGCAAAAGAACGCCGAGGGCTATCTCGCCGACATCACCGAAGCGACCGTGAATGCTGAGAAGGACCTTCTTGACCGACGAAAGTTCTTCCTCCAGTTAGAGGACGAACTTGGCCTGCAAGACAGCAAGTCTAAGAAGGCGCGGGTCGATGAGCAGATGCAGCTTGACATCGACCTGTTTAAGAACAAGCGAGACGCCGCCTGGGAAGATTTAAGCACCTCTGAAGAGTTCGCGCTGATGAGCGAAAAGCTCCAGAGGAAGACGGCGCGTGAATTTAGGAAGACCTGGGACGCTGACACTGCTTACTACATCAAGTTGCTCAAGAAGAGGTCTCGGGCGCAGAAGAAGGAGTTCGATGGTGACATAGTTAAGCTCAAAGGATATGCCGAGCACGCCAAAGAGGAGTTGACCAAACTGGGCAAGTGGTCTGTAACTCTGGGCGCTCAGATCGGCTTGCAGCTTCGTGAGGCGGTGACTGACCTGCTCGACTTTGAGGGTGGCTTGGGGTCCATTGAATCGCTTGTGCAGCCCACGGCATATCAGGAGCTAGTGGAGCTAAACACGATAATCGCCGTGGCCGAACAGAACTGGATCTCCCTGCTCGGGACGACAGCTACCGACGAAGAGATCTTTATTGCGCGGCAGAACATTGACAACGTCAAAGAGTTTGCCTTGCAGGAGGCTATCGCAGCAGAGCAAACCGAGCGCCTGGGCTATGCCTTGCGTGACATCAAGGGGCTCGTAGGGGTCGATCTTGCCGAGGCGCTGGGGACGGCGGGTACGAGCCTTGCGGTCTTGGGGAACCTGTACGTTCCGACCGCTGCCGATAACCTCAGGAACTTCGATGCTCAGGTCGAGCAGGCAAGACTAGAACTGGCCGCGTTTGCCAAGCAGAACCCCGGTGAACTCGAAAAAATAGCCTCCCTAGAGAATCTCATTACTCGTATGGGTGAATACCGAAAAGAGTTGGTTCTCGCCCAAGAAGCGGAGGCCCTCCTTGCGGAGAACGACCGGCTGAAGGAATCGTTGTCGGACTTAGACCTCTCTTTTTCTTCTATCGCAGAGCATTGGGACGATATTGGCAAGAGCTTCAAGCTGGGCATACAGGGATGGATGGAGAGTGTCGGTGACCTCAATGCACAGATCCAAGACCTTGCTGCTGGAGCGATGAACGCCCTTGTAAGCGAAACAATGAACTTCATCGACGGAACGAAGAGCGCCAAAGAAGCGTGGAAGGACTATGCCAAGACCTTCTTCAAGTTGATCGCTGAGATGATCCTCCAGCTTCAGATTAAGAAGTTGCTAGAGGGGTGGGGATGGGCTGAAGGGGGCACCATCGAAGGCGGCACGGGAGATGGTGCAGAACTGGCGATGGGCGGCTTGGTGAAAGGTGGTGTCGGCAGGATGATCCCCCTCGCCTCTGGCGGCGTCGTGTCCGGCGGCTTGGGGCGCGTCCTCCCCGTTCATGGCTACCTGAAGGGTGGCCCCATCGTTGATGGGCCGCACGTTGCCCTGATCGGTGAGGGCAAGATGAACGAGGCCGTGGTCCCTCTGCCCGATGGCAAGACCATCCCTGTGAGTATGAACGGCGGTGGAGGCACCAGCATCAGTATCAACATCGACGCCATCGACTCCGGGTCTGTGAAGACCATGCTGATTGACGAAGCGTCCACCTTGACCAACATCATCCGTAACGCAATGGACGAAGACCGGCTGTTCCACACGACATTCAGTAGGTAATCGTGTGGCGCAACTGCTCCCGAAAGACGAGACGTTTCAGGCGCCCGATTGGAGCGGGAACACGACGACTCCCGCCGACTGGAAATCGCCGCCGTGGTACTACTACTACATCGGCTTCAGTCCGTCGAAGTACCTAGACACAGGCGGCACTTACCCACTCCTGATTGGCGGAAAAGCTCCCTGCATCGGCACGTCGGCCTTGATGACGCCTGCGCCGGACTCAAACACCGCGCTCAACTGCGTGATGACTGATCCCAACGGGTCTTTCGTGCCAGAGACACCACTTCGGGCAGTCCTTTGCCGGGAAGAAGACTCCTTCGAGCACGACACGTTGAATGTGAAGGTAACCTTCGGCCTTGAAGTGGTCGGAGGCGCTGGCGCTGGCTATGCCTTTAGTGGTGGAGGGGGCACCGGCAGCCCCACTCCTGGCGGGGGGTTCTCGTTCCCGCGCTCGCCAACAAACCACCCTACAAGCCAGAAGTTCCACACAGGGATGAGCCCCGGACATGGCGGGACGTGGACAGCAGGCGGGGGTCTTAGTGCCCAAGGCAGCGATTCGTCGCCCATCAACCCGTGGCCTGCGTGGCGCGGCAACGCGATCTTTGTCCGAGCTGGAGGTGGAGTGCCGATTGCCGTGAACGGTGCCACCGAATCACCTTTCACCGACGCAAACAACACAAAACGTCTCTGGTACTACGGCTGCGTCGATCACTACGCCTTTATTGCATACCCGAGTAGTGCCGGAGGTTCTGCAACCGCGCCGGACCTCAAACTTGAGATTTGGCAAGTCATCTACACAAACCCTTCAGGAACATTAAGCAACACAGAACGCTTGCTGATGGCGCAGTCTGTTAGCACCGGGGCAACCGACATTGACTTCCGGCAGCCGTTCCACATGAGGCTGGTTGTGGCTAACGATGGCAGCGTTAATCCGACGTTCGAGGCATACATCGGCAAGTACATCGATTCCTCTGGTGTTGTCCATGATGAGGTCCAATGCTTCAAGGATGGCGTGTTCTCAACGACCTCAACCTATCCAGGGTCTCCCGGTACAGACGTGACTCATAACTCGACTACGGGACTCGTCACCGACGAGCACTCCACAAAGATCACGGATACCGAGAACAAGACGATTGGCTTTGCCACAGCCACGGACGCCAACGTGGATGTGAGCGCCGAGCTTGGGGCCACCGATCCGGTCTTTTGGGCTACGCACACGGGGGTCTACGAAATCGACGCTAAGGATGTCGGTGACCGCGTGAAGTACAACGACGTGTTTGAGCGCGTGGTGGAGGGGGTTGGCCGCAGCGGCAGAAACCTCGTGGTGAACAACCTTGTAACCATGACGGGCATTCAGGGTGCTCAGGCAAACGGGATGTTCACCTTTGATGGCTACGCCAAGCAACTCCCCGTCTCGTTGTCGTCTTCCACGCTGAACCTCAACATGGTCCGGCAGTCGCTCTTGTGGACGGACGGTCCAGCAGTCGTGGATGACCCGAACGACTATGTGCGCCTAGACTACGACTACGACAACGCTGTAGCCAATCGTCCTTACAATGTCATGCGACCTTGCGTCATGCTTAGGCCGTCTACGCAGCTATACAACCACCACCGGGCAATTTCCTTCATGGTGGGAAGCGAAGGAGATGATTTCGAGACTGCCTCATACGAAGTAGGGATTTTCCTTCGCGGCTACTTTGATGGATACAACCTCTACGGGCTGTGTTGCTATGTCGGCTGGACTACGGACAACGCCCAGTCGATCACCAGCGCCCATGTCACGCTGGCCTACCGTAACTGCTTGTACAGCACGACGAACCCTGAGTCGAACGCCGATGTAAGCCCGACGCCAACGACTGTAATCGCCAGAAAAAGCTGGGCGACAGGTACGGCTGGCGGCTTTGCCAATTTGTACGACACGGGGAGTGGTAGCTTCAAATACTTCACTCTTGACGTTGAGTGCGAAAGCTACGATCAGGCGAACTCTCCTTCCGCTGCGGGATTGTACAAGGTCAAGTGGGGAGAGGCAGGGTCAGAGGCTTACATCGAGCTTGACGATCAAACAGCCCCCTATCAAGGGAGCACGTCTTCTCCCTACACGGTAGTGGAGCCCGACCCTGTCGTGTCTTCAGGCCGCGCAGAGGGCTTTTGGTTTCTTTGCAATCAGCCTCAAACAACAACGGGTCCAGCTACCGTGTTTGAAGACTTCCGCTTCAAGGACTGGAAGGAGGGAACCATCTCGACGGACCCCGGAGGGTACACAGCCCCCGACGCGCAGGATTCGGTGGCCGTTTCCGGCGAAGGAACCCCGGTCGGATCTTTGAACGTGACGGGGGGCGCTCTTGCAATCGCCGGGGAAGGTATTTGGGACGTAGAGGCGGAGGTGGATGTGGAGTTCTTCTATCCCATCCGCAAAATGCAGTTTGATTCGGGTCACACCTACGGATCCCCGCTCAACTCGGAGAACCGTCGCCGCTGGAGGGTTCGGATCAAGGGCATGGACCTTACGGTCTACCAGTCCCTTCAGACCTTCTTTAATTCCCACAACGGTCCTGAGATCCCGTTCTCGTTCAAAGTGCCCATCCCCGACGATGGAACCGCGTCGGGCAGCACAGCGGAGGCGACAGAAACCGTTTCAGGATGGTTCTCGGACGATACCCTGGTAGTCGATGAGATCACTTACCAGACCTATGACGTGGCCTTCTCTGTAGAGGAACTGTTGGTTACATGAGCCCGACCCCCAACGTCCCCACAATCGCCTTCATCGAGAAGAACCTGCTTGCCACCAAGCAGCGTTGGGTCTGGTTGTATGAAATTGAGGTGCCCACGACTCCGGCGACTCGCTACCGATTTGTTCGCGATTCGTCCCAGGTGACGTTTCGAGGCAACATTTACTACCCGTTCCCCATCTCGCACAGCGAGACCAGGCAAGACGACAAGGGAAACCTCCCGAGGGTCAACATGACGGTCTCCAACGTGAGCAGAGAGGTCGTAGACAATCTAAACAGCTACGGCGGTCTCGTAGGGCAGCCCGTGAGGATCATCCTCACTCACGAATTGGCGATTGCCACAAACAGCTCGATCATTGAGCACGACTTTAAAATTGTCACGACCAACATCAACGAAGACGCTGTGACGGCGAGCCTCGGGGACCTCAACCTATACGACGCCAAGTTGCCGCAGCAGAAGATGATGCGCTTCTATTGCCGCCATCAGTACCAAGATGGGGGGTGCGGCTATCATGTAGACAACTCAGATACAGCCAACTACCTCGACTCTTGCGACAAGAGCCTTAACGGCGCAAACGGATGCCGAGTGCATGGAGAATCAGAGGCCGCTGCTGGGATCACGATTCTTCACCCTGAGCGTTTCGGCGGCTTCCCTGGCATTCCCGAGCCCACGACCCAGGCTTTCCGATGAGTCTTGCGTGGAAAGATTTGCTTGGGGTCCCCTTTGTTCGGCATGGGGCCGGAGCGGAGGGGTTGGACTGCACAACTGTTGCCGAAGAGGTACTTGTGCGCCTCGGAAAAACACCTCCCCCTACGTCTGCCTTCAGGTTCGCTCAGAGCCACTCTAGGGAGGTCACAGACTATTTTGATGCGATGACCCTCGCATACGACAAGCTGGGCGAAGATGCGCGAGACGCCACTAGAGAGGGCGACATCGTAGTGTGCCTTGATGACGGTGGGTTGCCCCGCGCTCTTTTCGTCATGGTTGACGCCAAGATGGGAACCTTCCTCACATCCACACACAATCACGGTGTCCGAGCCCTGCGCCGGAGCAACCTCAAGAACGTGGCCTCGGTCCATCGATTGAAGGAGGATCCCGAATGATCCATGTCGGTCTAATTCCGAACGTCTTTGAACCCCAGAAGCGGGAGAGCGCGACGCTCCAGTTTAGGGATGGGATGACCACACGAGATGTGGCTTCCGGGGTCTATGGAGAAGGCGAGGTCGCTGTTTGGCACAACGGGGCGCTGACCGAAGAGCCTGCCCTCTTAAGCGACGGGGATTTTGTCCACCTGTGTCCTGCCCCGGCAGGCATCGTAGGAGGACTGTTTGCGGCTCTTATTAAATACATTGTCACAGCGGTCATTCTGGCCGCGATCTACAAGCACTTCTTCTACGAAGAGCCGACCGCGCCGGACGATTCCGTCCACAACTATTACGGGTTCCAAAACAAGTACCGCCCTGAAGGCGATGCGCTCCCGGTCGTTTTTGGGCGCTTGAGGGTTTCTCCGCCCGTCATCAACCAGAACATCCTGGGCTACCTTCCGGCCTACCCCACATCTCAGCTTGTGATGGGGGACTTCGAGAACCTCAACACGCTGTTCGTCGTCAGTCATGGACCGATTGAGGGGTTTGAAAATCTGAGAGCGCAGGTCAACAACAAGATAGAGTGGAACAATGTGCTGGGGGGACGCGACCCGGCATTTGCTCTGGGCGCGGAGATCAACGGCGTTGATGCTGGGCAATTCGAGACCACTTATGAGATACGGACAGGGACGGGAGCGCAGACGCCGATTAGGGGGGCTCAAGGATTCGTCAACTATACCGACGCTGGCGTCTCATACGACCTCGGCTTTGAGGTCCCCTACGGCGTAAGTTTAATCGACAACACCCCCTCCGGCAAACTTGATTACGAGGATCGGATGGAGGCTGAATCTACGGAGTACGTCAGCCAGTTCTTGTCTACAAAGAGCGACCGCATGGTCGTCCAGTTGGGCTTCCCTCGGGGCCTGTACAAAGACCACAACAACAATGGGGACTTAGAAAACAACACCCGGAGGGCCAGAGTGCAGTATTGGGTAACCGATGCCAGCGGAGACGCCGAACCCGATTACGTTCACCTGCTGCCTTCTATTGAGATCACAAACGACGAGAGCAACGCTTTCAGCGTGGACTACCCCATCACGCTGGAAAACCCCGAGAACACGGTCGGGGGCGGAGGAACGAAGGGGTACGCCTTTGTTGAAAACACCACGCCAGCGCGGATTGTAGTCACGGGCTCCTCGGCTTCGGGGAGTAGCTCCACCGCTGATCTTGGCCTTCTGCACCCTGGGTCAGCAAGCAACGTGGAGTCAAGGACCGTAGGCTCCTTCGACCAAGACTATGCGACGTGGGACCCCAACCTTCAATTCTCCTTTGCCTCCTGGGTCAGCGTCCCTGAGTGGGTTGGGGGTTGGCAAGGAATTAAACAGCCACAATCGTGGTTGTTCTACTGGGGTCGAGACACCGCTTCGGGCACTACTTGGCCTTTTCAAAGCGTGGCCTCGGCGGCAAACCTTTGGCAGCCGGACCCTCTGCGGGCAACCACGGGCGTCGAGGGATCCGTTCAAACAGACCGTTATGGTGTAGCCGCTGCGCTAGCTGTTGCTTCGACAAATACGCTGGCATCGCTTGGCATCCCCGGTGGCGGCGACGACCCCAAGGTGTACCTAAAGTTGTATGCGTGGGAGGCGAACGTGGGCGTTGACCAAACCACCGAAGGGCCTCGCACAGACTACGGCTATATGTCGTGGTGGATCTCCGAACTCCCTGTGGGCACCGTAAGTCAGTTTGCTTCTGCAACGCCTAATGTCCACCTTGGGTTCACTTATGACCAAACGACGTTCACTCTTGACGGGTCTGGTCTGAACGGCGGCAAGGCAACGGTCAAGGCGTATGTAAACGGATACCCCCATGTGATGATACTCGGCCCTCCGGGTGGGAACATCCCTGTAGGAAGCGCGGGGACTAGTTCAGCAGGTGAACCGGGTTATCTATACGGACACTCGCCTTCAGAGGGGCCGTTGGCTGGGCAGAAGCACGTCCCCTGGCGGTTCTTCACCGACACCACGACTGTGCTGAAGATCGGTGGGTGGGACAACGTCACGGGGACCGGGGCTGCCTTTGCTGAGTCGCAGGCTGCGCTCTGTGAGTACCTCTTCTACGACGGCATCATTACCGAGCCGGAGCACGGGGGGGCTGCGTGGTATGTGGAGCAGATTGCGACGCTTGACGACACCGGCAACCTAAACGCGAGCGTGACTACGACGGCGTCTATCGACCCTCTGCAAAACCACGTCAAGATTGCCTGCCCGTTCGACAGCGCGACCGACATCGTGGCGACCGACTTCTACAAGAATTGGGCCTATCCCGCCGCCACCACTCAGGCTGGCGGTGCGCTTGAGATGGAGGATGTTGGAATCACGGCGGCAAACACTACGGGATCCCCCGTCCACAACGGGCAGACGTTGGTTGCCGAAGGCAACTACTACATCGTTGAGGTCTTTGTCGGTGCCATTACGGTCTCAGAGACCGATGACCAAAACACTTGCGTCATCGAGTCCATTACGAGCTTCGAGTCACAGCCCTACTCGTACCCCAGCGTCGCGCTGATCTCTAGCACCATCAAAGGCGCAGACCAGATCAACAACTCTCAGCCTGACCAAACATTCCTCGTCTACGGGAAGCAGGTAAACGTGTGGGACGGAGAAAGCGTAGACAACCCGTCGTTTGTGAGGAAGTGGTCGGACAACCCTGCCTGGGTCGCGCTTGATGTACTCTCAAACCAAGACTACGGCCTTGGATCCATCTTCTCTCCAGATGGCACCTACGACAATTTTGAGTTACCGCAGTTCTTTGAGTGGTCCGCGTTCTGTGAGGAGGGAGTCCCTGACGCCTACGGGGCCTTGAAGTTCTTTGGGGTCAGGTGTGAGTCTCCCAATGCAGACAACATCATTCTCCGCTTTGGTCAGGTGACTGGGAGCGATGCGACACCGTTCCAGCGTTACCCCAGCGGATGGTCTGTCGGCAACCACCTGTCTATCACTCAGATCGACACCTCCACAGGGCTCCCCGAAGAGCTGGTGACCAAGGACGATGTGGAAGGCGGCTTCAACAGCGCATCTAACCGCCTTGAGATCCTCGACATTGACTTTGGGAACGCAAGTACAGCAGACGCCGATTACCACGGATACACAGCCTTCTTTGACGTTACCCTCCAGTGGAACCGAGACCTGCCCTTCCCTTCAGGATCCCCAAACGCATGGTACTTTGCTGACGACCAAAACCTCACCTTTCTAGGGAAGGCTAGTGGCTACGAGAAACGATGTAGCTACAACGGGCAGTTCGCCAAGAAAGACGCTACGGCGTGGGACTCTCTGATCGAACTGTTCCAAGTCGGACGTGCGATGCCGTTGAAGGTTGGTCGCAAGTTGATGCCTATTTGGGATCGCCCCAGAGACCCCATCGCTATGTTCAGTCAGGCGAACATTATCACCGGGACATTCGAGTTGTCATACAGCGACGCGAAGATGTCCCCGAACTCGATGGAGATGGAGATTCTTGATGAAGACAGGAACTTCCAGGGGCAAACGGTCTTAGTTGACCACCCTTCAATCCAGACCGCGACCACCTTCCAGCAGGTACGCAAGCAGCGGATAGCGTTCTCCGGCTGTACATCGCGCTCGCAGGCCATCAGGGAAGCGACGTACCGCCTCAACAAATTCTTCCTGTCGCTCCGCACGGCCCGATTCGAGGTTGGGCCGGACGCGATAAACGTCCTTCCGGGCGACCGCATCCTTGTGGCCCATGACGTGCCCAAGTACGGAGAGAGCGGCAGGCTACCTGCGGCTATGGTGATCTTTAACACGCATCACGGTGCCAACAGCCTGTACAGTTCGTGGACTCTCGCTGGTGGTGATTGCACGATCTCCTCGCGCTCCCTCCTGCAACTCTTCACACAGGCAGAGATCGCTGCTTCGGAATCAGACTACTCCGGTGGCGTGACGCTGGGATACTCCGTTCCTACGGGGTTCGGTCAACTTGGCGAGATCCTCGCAGGCGTGGCCGGAGACCCCGGCTACGAGCGCAGCCCCTTCTACGCTGCACAACACGTCTGCGTAGCTGACGGCCTGTACCCCTATCCGGGCAACCCGTCTACGGAGCCCTACGCCCCCTTCGACCGCATCGATAGCCAGACTAAGAAAGTGTGCTTCTCCGCATACTTTAAGGAACCGGGGACCTTGGGCGCTTCTGCTGTGGGTGGAGCATCCAAGGAGGTGGCGCTGATGATCTACCGCTTCTGCGATGACCAGGGCTTTGTCTCCAACGGCGAGCATGGATACCGATTCGAGTGGAGTTCTGGTGTTCTAAGCGCGGTCTCTAGCGGAAATATTGGGGCTTCAGGATGTGTCACGGCGGCTGTTAGCTCAGAGGGAAGCGGTTGGTACAGGGCTTCTGTCGTGTACGACAACAACGCTACTGGTGGAGGCGGAGCAGGTGCGGTAGGCGAGTATCTTCAGGCCCGTCTCTTCTACACATGGGATGACGACACGCTGGCAAACCAGCCCACGTTCTATGACGTGGATGACGGCGGCAAAGGCAACCAATTCTTCTACTTCGGGGACCCCCTTGCCCTCGACAAAGCCAACAGCAACGGGTCGTACCACTGGGACGGAGCCTACGCTCGCCTGACTAGCGGAGCCAAGATCGTGCATGACTTAACGGTCGCGCCTCCTTTCTACGCGAACGACACGACGGCAGGCACGGGGACTCCGGGCGACCGGGGCTATGTGCTCTTGTTCGATCACATCGCTGCCACGACCGACAACAAGATGGTGTTGAACCAAGCGGTCACGCTGCCTACGGGGTCGGGGGTTGCTACCTGGCAAGACGAGAAGTTGTGCTTTACCGGGTTCTTTAGGCGGTTTTCTTCTGGTGAGTCTTGCAGCATTGTTGTGCGCTTCGCCAAAGGTACTGCCGTTGCAAGCAGTATGTATAGCGGCGACGGAGCTACGATCACTCTGGACTACGACGGCGCAGGATCTTGGACAACAGGCGAAGGTAGCGTTGCAACCCCCCATGTAACCGTGAACAGCCGCACAGTTAGCGCCGTCAGGATTAACTCTAACTCCAACGACGCTGATTGGGTGCAGCTTGATGTTAGCCTGACTTTCGCAGCAGCGACCGGGCTCGGCACGTCGCTTGGCGTAAACGTCGGATCGGCTAGGGACTTTGGTGCGGACGGTTCTGGACGCTTCTACGCTTGGGGCTTTCGCCTTCACGGGGTTGACGCTGTCGGCAGCGGCACGATTAACCCCTACCCCCACCAAGGCACTCATATGTGGGGGCCTATGTACGAGCCCAACTCTGGCGCTTCTGTCGGCACGTTCTCCGCTGGAGCGCAACTAAAGCTCGACCGAGATGTGACGTTCACCACGGGCAAAGAGTACGAGATTTATCTCCGCTCATCGTTCCAGCGCGACGTGATGCTGGGTGCCGACGTGACTGAGGTGGTGACGGTCGCATCCAAGGAAGTCCCCGCTTCTGGGTCAACGACCAAAACAGCGAGGAACTGGATTGAAGTGAGCACCCCGCTCAAGATGTTCCCCCGAGTCGGTGACCTCTACTCTTTCGGAGAGAGCGGTAGTTCCACAGAAGACTTCATCGTGAAGGAGGTCTCCACCAAACCTGACTCCATGATCCGCAAGATCGAGTGCATTCAGTACAGTTCCGCCGTCTATGAGGACACAACGTTTGCGGACATCGTCAATCCGAGCACAGACGACGATCCGCATGACGGCGGCGTGGGGGACTACGGAGGCACGGGCAGCACGGATGGAGGATATGGGGTCACTTATGGAGGCCCCATGTCTACTTCGCTCATCGTCCAGGCTGAGTCGCGCCCTTATCGAACCTTCGAGGGTGGATCTCGCCCCACCGTGAAGATCTCGTGGAGGCAGACAGATCGTTTCCGCAGGATGCCCTTCCGGGAAGTTCGACTTTGGTGCGCCAAGATCAACACGGATGGGACTCAGGGCGCACCTCGGTACATCACTTCGATGCCAGCAGGGGTCAACTCGTACCGCTACGAGGACGAGTTCCTTAACTTTGTCTCGCAGTACCAGTTTTGGGTGCAACCCGTAGGCAGGGATGGAACGGCACCCCCTTTCTACCGCTGCCCGACGACGCGAACGGACATTCGCCGCTTCAGCGGCCTCCCCTCTGCTCCGCAGGTTGAGATCGCGATTCATGGGTTCAAGCAAGTCTACGACATCGACGATATCCCCGTGGGGGAAGTGGGGGTGGGCTCTTACGAAGGACGCATCGGGGGCTGGCTGATCTCCAGTCCAGCGTGGATCGTTGACTCGATGAACCGAAGGTTCACGTCTGATGCCCTGCTCCCGCTTCCGACGAACTCCGCTGGAGATGGGCAGGCCACCATTTATGTCAGATCGAAACTCTCGACGGGGCAGTTTGGAAAAGTAACCACCGTGACGGGGACCGAGGCGTTCCCTGATGTGCTGTCTTCGCGTCAACTGATCGCTGAGAACGACTACTCCGCCGCCCTCGACGGATCCTTGGATGTCAACCTCTACATCACCAGCGACGTTCTCCACTGGAACGCGGCCTCCAGTTCGCTTGGGCCGGTGTACTACAAGTGCAACGAGTTAGATGCCGGGACGCCTCGACGCACCGTGGTCAATGCGTCTATCGCCGGATACCAAGTTCGACACGAGACGCTTGGCGACACCACATTCACCCTTGGAGACCAGACCGGGTCGAACTGGTCCCTAGAAGGCCCCATGCACGACGATGGCGGGAACGCCTCGGTAATCATTCAATGGAGGTGGACTAGCGGGTCCTCGATCACGGGGGAGACCTGGAAAGACTTTGTTCCTGGCGAGGTGTACGCTCGGAAGGTCCAGCTCCGACTCAAGTGGACGCGCAAGAACGCCGGAGATCAGGTCAAACTCACCCGGTTCACGACGATCTGCAACGACGTACCCGCGACCACTCAGGTCGATGGAGGCACCTTCTGATGCGCTACATACCCATCCTCCTACTCCTCGCCTCCTGCCAAACATGGGGGTGGTCAGACACCGCTGATGTCTTGATGCCCGACGAGTTCACGCTGGGATCTGGCAGCGTAGACTCCAGCCTTTCCGGCGCGACGAACCCGTGGCACGACCAGCAAGGCGATGAATGGCCCATCGACATGGACGGAGAATCCGAGTCCACCTACGCGGCGCTCACCTGGGATCTCCCCTCGTTCAAGTCCGACAACGGCATGAGCCGCGAAACTCAGCGCAACCTTGCGCTCCTCGTCGATCACATGGTCGCGGAGGAGGGGCTTGTAGCTACCACAGACGAAGTAGAGGAGGTCTCCGAACAGGCGACCGTAGGTCCCCTGAAACTCAACTTGCGCGAAGGCGTGTCTCTCCCATCCAAAGAGTTGTTCTTTAGCGTCCTCGGGGCTCTTCTCCTCGTCCTGGTCTTTGTGCGCTACAAGGCCAATGCATCCAAGAGGCGTTGGCAGTGAAGCACCTGTGGCCCCTCATCATTTTCGTCGCGTTCGTCGCGGTGTTGTGGTTCTCCTCTTGCGTGACCTCTCCTCCTCCCTACTCCCCGCCTATTCACTCTATCCAAACGATCACCACAGTCTGCCCAGGG